CAGCGAGTAAGAGATGCGTTCTATGTGGATCAGCTGAAGTTACGACAAGGCGGCCCCATGATGACAGCCACAGAAGTACTACAGCGTACAGAGGAGGCTATGCGTCTTCTTGGCCCGATGCTTGGGCGTATGCACCAAGAGTATTTAAAGCCCATGGTAGAGCGGGTGTATAAGATCATGCTTAAACGTGGAAAGCTTCCACCCGTACCTCAAGAGTTGGTAAACGTGCGTCTTGACGTTAAGTACTCGTCGCTTATTGCAAAGGCGCAGCGTATGTCTGACATACAGAATATCTCAAGAACATTAGAGACAATTGCACCATTCCTACAGCTCGATACAAGGGCTGCTGATAATTTTAATGTAGACAATATAGTTAGAATTGTGGCAAGCAATTTAGGATTCCCTCAAGAGGCTATTCGTAACGCTGATGAGGTTATAACTAAGAGAGAGAAGGAAGATCAGGAAAGGCAGCAGATGATGGAGCAGCAACAGCAAGAAGTCCAAATGAACCAAGCAATGGCTGGGAGTCAGACACTTAAAACGCTACAAGAAACTGCGAGATAATAGATGGCAAAGAATAGAGTGAAAGAAAAGGTAGAGATACTCTCTGCGTATAAAAATATTTTTACATCATTGGACGGAGAGAAAGTTTTAAAAGATCTAATGGAGAATCATTGGATATTAAAAAGCAGTTATAGTGGAAATACTAATGATATGATTTTGAGAGAGGGCGAGAAGAATGTTGTCCTTCGCATCTTGCATATTTTAGATATCGACATTAATGCTCTATACGAAAGGATTGACCGTGATAGTGAAGTTATGGACTAATATATTGCAGGAAAAGAACCCTGGCGGGGATGGAGGAGGTTCAGCTGGAGCAAGCAGTTTACTTACTTCATTTAGCGCAGGGAGCGGACCTGAGGGTGCCCAAGGGGGGACAAATACTGGAGATACATCAGGTGGAAAGCCAGCAACCACTGGAGACGCTAATCCTCCTCCAGTTACCGCGCAAAGCGGAGTTAAAGATTGGAGATTGGGATTGCCTCAAGAGTTACAGGAAGATGCCACTCTCAGAAAATTCTCTGACATTCCTTCCTTGGCCGCAGCCTACATCAACGCACAGAAATTAATTGGTTCAGATAAAATTGCGATTCCTGGAAAGCACGCATCCGACGAAGACTGGATGGATGTTTACAAAAAACTTGGGTTGCCTGAGAAAATTGACCAGTATGATTTAAAGATCAACGAGAGTGCTACGATCGATAAAGAATTTGTAAATCAATTTAAAGAGAGTGCCTATAAATTTGGTATTCTTCCAGGCCAGGCACAAAAACTTGCCGACTGGTTCTCAGAAGTAAATATGAAGGCTGAAGAAAAGATTTTAAGTGAAAATAAAGAAAGGCAAGAAAAAGAATTAACTGGACTAAAGTCCGAGTGGGGAAAATCTTTTGAGGCGAATCTGTCAAGAGCTCACCTGGTATTAAAGAATTTCGCAGACCCCGAGACAATTCAGCACCTAGAAGACGCTGGTTTAGGAAATGATACCAGACTAATCAAACTCCTCTCTAAAGTAGGCACAAAGCTTTATGGCGAGACAAAGATCGTTGGTGGAGACTCTGGCGGGGCTGGCGCTATAACTCCTGCAGAAGCCAAGAAAACAGTAGATTCTATTATGGGCAATACAAATCATCCTTATTTCCAAAAGGAACACCCTGGGCACAAGACTGCTGTGGCAGAGGTCCAAAAATTATTTGGAATTATGTATAACGCCTAGTTGACATTGATTATTTTTTAGGTAGCATAAGGGCAGAGGATAATCCACGAGGACACTCTGGACCCTTATAGCTAACTGCTATGTTCCATATCGGACCCTCTTTTTAGGGGATAATCCACCCTAGTTATTTCATTTTAAAATTTATCAATCTAGAAGGAGACTTACAAAATGAGTCAGCAAATTACTACTGCGTTTGTAAACCAGTTTGGTGCAAACGTACAGCATCTTTCTCAGCAACAAGGTTCTAAGTTGCAGAATGCTGTTAGAAAAGAAACTCAAAAAGGTAAAAAACAATTTTTCGATCAAGTAGGAACTGTATCTGCGGTACAAAGAACTGGTCGTCACGCAGCTACTCCCCAACTCGACACACCTCACGCACGGCGTATGGTGACTTTGAAGGATTTCGAGTGGGCAGATTTAGTTGATGATCAAGATAAAATCCGTATGTTGATCGACCCAACTTCTGAGTACGCTATGGCAGCTGCTTGGGCGTTTGGAAGAACTAAAGACGATGAAATAGTATCAGCATCTATTGCTACAGCGTACACTGGTGAAGAAGGAACTACTTCGACTACTCATCCAAATAGTCAAAAGTATGCAGCAAACACAGGTTCAGCTTTTGCTAACCTAAACATGAAGACGCTTCGTGCGGTTAAGAGAATGCTTGACGTGCAAGATGTTCAAGGAAACTTAAAAAGATATTTTGCAGTTTCTCCTTCTCAGATTGAAGCATTACTTGGAACTACTGAAGTTTCTAGTTCTGACTACAACACTGTAAAAGCGTTGGTTCAAGGTGATATAAACACTTTTATGGGTTTCGAGTTTATTTGGTTGAACCGATTAAACACAACTGCATCACGAGGCACATTAGATGCTTCTACTTCTACTGGAGCTGTTGGTTCTGGCTCGACAGTAGTTGGTGCATCTTACCGTTCTTGTTTTGCATGGGCACAAGATGGCCTTTTACTTTCTGTAGGTGAGGACTATATGTCTCGTATCTCTGAGAGAGATGATAAAGGTTATGCAAAACAGGTGTATGGTAGAATGTCTATCGGCGCTACTCGTATGGAAGAAGTTAAAGTCGTAGAAGTTATTTGTTACGAAGGTTAATAGGAGGGTTAAACGATGGCTACATTTTATGGTAATCAATATACAGATGCTTTTGTTGACGTACCAGCGGATATGATCCGTCCTGGTGACGTTGCAGGAGAAGTAAAAGTTATGTATTGTGATTTCACAGTACCTGGAAGTGCACCTTCAAACAACGACATTTGGTATTTAGGAAAAATTCCAAAGGGCGCTCGTGTGCTGAACGTGGTTATGGCTTTCCCTGACTTAGGTACAGCAGGTACAGTGCACGTTGGATACTTGCAGGATGCAGGGGCGGTAGAGACTACTGATAACGATGCTTTCTTAGCATCTGTTGATGTGAACACAGCAGCTGACACAGTTTCTATGGTTGACCAGAACAACATGGTAGGACTTGGAAAACTTTTCTCTGCTGAGTGTACACTAACTTTGACTGCAGCTACAGCGTGGACTGCCACGTCTGGTACAGTAAAAGTTTTAATGTACTACAGAACAATTTAAGTTTAGATAAGAGTACTCCTTCGGCGTCAAACGAAGGGGTATTCTTTTATTTTTGGAGGAATGATGGGCGCTGTTAGTCTTGCATCCATTTGCAATAAAGCTTTAACCCTCCTTGGAGCAAATAGGATTACGAGCATTGATGATGACTCCGTAGAGGCACGTCTTTGCAAAGAATTAGCTGATGATATTAGAAAAGATTTACTAAGATCTCACCCATGGAAATTTGCGCTTACAAGAGTCTCTCTTGCGGAGAGTGCTACTACTCCTGAATGGGGATGGGATCATCAGTTCCCCCTGCCATCCGACTGCTTACGAGTGGTTGAGATGTACGGCCAAGAGCAAGATAACTGGACAGAAGAAGGGAGATTTCTTCTTACAGATTCAGATGAATGCAAAATAAAATACATAAAAGATATAACTACAGTTGGCAGTTTCGATTCATCATTTACTACGGTGTACGCTATAGATCTAGCTATAGCTATGTCTTATGCTCTTACGACAAGTGAGGGTTTAAGAGATAGTTTAGTTAAGTTAAGAGAATTAAAGATTAGAGAAGCCCGTACCTACTCAGCACAATCAGCTGTGGGTGACAGGGTGTACGCTGACGACTGGTTGAATTCGAGGACATAATGAAGTTTAATCATGTCTTATCAAATTTCTCTGCTGGACTTTGGTCTGATAAAATGCTCGCAAATACGGAAGTGGAGCAATACAAAAGATCATGTAAAGAACTTCAGAATA